ACATCCGTACAACTAGTATTAGATACAGTTACTGAATATCTATATGTAGCTGACGCATCTTTTACTATACTACTTAAAGCATAGCTTCCGCATGGAGAAGATGTAGGAATTGTATAAGATGCTGCATTTCCACAATTAGAAGTTACATTCATACTAATAGTAGTAGTAGCTATAGACGCAGAATCTCTATATACAATATCAAATTCGTAATCTGAATATCCTACACCAGGAGTTTGTTTTACGTTAGTAACATAAGCATTAGCACTACTTACTGCAAATGTCTCTACAAATGGTGCTTCGCCTGTTACTCGTATTTTTTTATTTATTGTTACTGACATCTTAAGTTATATCTTCAAATGTTATTGTAGAACAAGTAACAGAAGGAGTTATATCAGTTATTGTTATAGTACAATCTGTCTGTTCTGTTACCATTCCTACGCAGTCGTTTAATCTCAACCCTTCTACACATCTAATAACTTTATCAGAGTCGTCACACGCATTAGCTGTAGCAACTCTATATGCAAACAAATCTCTAGCATACTTGCAAAACAAATCATCTTTACATCTTACTTTATAAAGATAACCTGTAGCAATATTACATGCTCTTCTTTGTAATTCTCCTATTAATTTATTCTCTACAACCGCACTCATTAACTGTACTGTCTAAAATGGTTATCATGGTATTGTATATACAACACGCATTTTCAAATGTAAAATCATCACAAGTATTTGCCCTACTTAATAAGTCATCAAATATGTAAGGCATAAAATAATCGTTCTCCGCACAATCTTTTGTATCTATTAAATCTTTAATAGTAGCATAGTAGTTAACTAATCTACAAGCTACATCTTTATTAACATACACAATAGTACTATCTGTATAAGTAGTACTGTCTGCATATACTAACTGAAACTTATATACCTTATTACTAATTACAGATGTCATAGATAGGTCAGCAGGTAGTACAATATAATTGTAAGAACCTGTTGTACCATTTATAGTCTTAGGACTATCTATGTCTTGGGATAAGTCTATTACAGTAGGTGTAGTGCTTGAACAAGTATAGACAGATAGTTTTAAAGTACCAGTAACTGGACTATTTGCCATATACTGTTCAAGCGCATCACCAGATATAGTAATAGAAGTGAAATCACTTGCTATACTAAAATTCATCTTACTTAATTACTTTAATGGTTTCTCCTACTAAATCAGCAATTTCGATTATCTGAAATAACCAATCTTCAATTAATACTTCTGCTTCTGAATTAGGTAACTCAAAAGCTTCTGAAAAAGCAGTAATTAAAGTCGTTCTATCTTCACCTTTTGCATCTCTAAACTGTTTAATAGCTGTAGGAAAATCACCATATACAGCAACAGCTTCCATAATGAAAGCTTGTACAAAAGTAATAACTTCAGATATAGAGATGTTACCATCTTTGTCTTTGTCTAATGTAGCAACTTGGCTAATTATCTTACCAAATGCTTCAACAAGTCTTTTTGCTTTATCTATTGTTAAGCTCATTTTATTTTTCGTTTTCTAGTTTATAAATAACACGCTCCATAACTTCTGTGTTCCTTTCAATTAGTAGTTGGTTCTTTAAGTTGTTTTCTTTATAACACTCAAAGACTTCTTGCTCTAATTTTGTCAATCTATCGTTTGTTCTATTATACTGTTGCCAAAGAGTGTAAGCCATAGCTGTCATCATTGAAAACATTACAAATACTGCAAAACCACTGGACTTAATTAGATTATCAAAGTTTATCAATGTTAGTATTTTATACATGATAATTAATTAATAAAGGGGAGCTGTTACACTCCCCTTTTTATGTTATCCAAATGTTGTAACAGCTTTAGTTGCTGTACCTAAAAATTTAATTGCTTTGTAGCTATCATTTGCAGATGTAATCCACGCAGATAGTTGGTTTTCAAAGTTAGCAGTAGCTGTTGTAGCAACAGTAACACCTGCAGCAACATCAGCACCTACAGTTTCAGCAGCATCGTGTACAATAACAACCTGCTTAGGATGTGTACTTGTACCGTTGATAGTATCTACTGTATCAAAATAATCAATAACAGTTAAAGAATACTTACCATCAGTAGTAAAGTACTCAGGCAAGTCTTGGTTGATAAAGAACTCACCGTGTACAGGATGATTCTGCATGTTGAACTTCTGCAACTTAGCTTTTTGTCTGTACCAAAGAACTACTTGTCTTCCAAGTCCAGTACCTTCAAAAGCAGGTACTAATTCATCCTTAGTATAGGTAAGATCGTTAATACCAAAGTCAATTCTAGTTTTAACTTCCATAATGTCATCAAATGCCAATAATGGAGTTTCGTCTAAAGCAACAAACAACAATCTTGAAATAGATGTAGCTGTAGTACCATCTACTACCTTATATCCTGTAGTTACACCATCTGTAAATGGTTGTGGATAAAGTGTAGTGTCATCATTGATAGCTGCGTTTAAAGTATGCAACAAATTCTTATCTACAGTATAAGTTACTGCAGTACCGTTGTAAGTGCCAACAGGAATAGTATCTCCTACAGCTAAACTTCCAATAGTATCAGCATCAGTAGTAGTAGTTTCTAATGCAAGAACCATAAATGGCTTAGTACCACCTTGTCCTGCAACAGTACCTACAATAGAGCTGAATTTGTTTAATTCAGTAGCAAAATGCTTAAGAAGAATAGCTTGTGTAGGAGAAGCTAAAGACTTATCATAGCTTACGCTAAATACTTCTTTGTTCATTCCATAAGTAATATCACCTCTTACTGATTGCATTGTAACAACTAACTGATAAGTAGTGTCGCCATTTTCTCCACTAATACCAGATAACTGCGTTACTTGATAAGTAGGAAGAGCATACTCATACTTGGCAACGCTTAATACATTACCTTTCTTAAGAATACCTGACTTTTCTACTGCAGGATAACCTGTACCAAAAGGATCAACGTTATACAATGCAGTTGAATTAGGAGTACCCTGTACAATCTGAATTGCTTCATAATTAGCTGCATCAGAAGTTTGTAAAAAATCACCAGTTGATGAATGTGGGTCTACAAGTTGCACCTCTCCATCTGCAATGTTAAATGCAGTAGTGCTGCTTCCAATCATAGCAACATCATCGTTGCCATTATCGGTTTTAGCATAAATAAAATCTACGATTTGCGCAGTTTGCGCTGAGTTTTTTCTCATTTCAAATTAGTTACTATTTACCATACTGTTCACTTTTTCTTGTTGGAGTTGAACACCTCCACTATTCATTAATATTCTGTGTGCTTCTTTAACAGCTAATTCGATTATAAATCTTCTTACTGTATAGTCTGTTATCTCTAAGTCTTGTGGGCTTGATTCTCTATTTAATAACCCTTCGCAATTCTCTGTACACTCTATATACTCAGGCGTATCATAACCACCAAAGAATACAGGCTGTGGGTATCTTACATAAGTTATTGTGATATTATTTACATCCCAGTCTACATCTGTATGAATTATTAGCTTATTGTTTTCTAATAATCCAACTATTCTTAACCACTTTTTAGATGGCTTTTGAAACTCGTCTCTTAAGATGTCAGATATACGTCCATGACCAGTTATTTCAAAGTCTATAGCACCACAATCTGTACTAGCATTAACACGTTTGATATGCCAGTATTTATGAGTAAGGGTAGATAAGTCAACACTAAAAGTAGAATTAGAAACACGAACAGTAGGTATAGTTTCTGTATAGAGTAAAGGCGACATCCAGTCGAGTCGTTGTGTATGGCTCTCGTCTGAGAAAAACGTCTCACCAAATACTCCAACTGCGTCATTTAACCTTTCATCTATTTCCATTGGCGTTAGATCACGATAGTTGTCGCTATCTAACTTGTTAAACCTTTGTTTAAACTGCCAATGTAGTTTTAATACACTCATTTAAGTCGTATTCCTTTCGCTTTTAACTCGTTTTTAAAGTCAATGTAATAGTTAGACATCTCTTTCTCCTTTGGATTGTATTTAGATTCTTCTTCTAATAAGAATGCTCTAAACGCTTCATCATTTCTCCACTTATATACATTAGGTTCACCGCTCTTATCCTTCCAATATAGTTGACCTTTATCGTAGAATAAACAGTTAGCATTTACTCCCTGCTGTATTAAGTAGTCCATCTCAAACAGATGCTGACTCTTCTTAAACTTATTAAACAAGTCAATGAACTTATTAATGTTATCCTTCTTATCCTTCGTCTTCGCTTTAATGTAGGTGTTTAGTTGGTCATACACTATAGATGGCGCAACTTCACCTTTTACAAGTGGTATATTGTTGTTTGTTTTAATCTGTATAGCAAACTGATACATCTTAAACTCAGGATAGTTAGATTTTAAATCATACAAGTAGAAAACAGCTTCGTTTTCTAACTCGTGTACTTTTACTCTATCTAACTCTTCCTCATTCTCTTCTGCAATATACCATCTGTGTGAGTTAGGATTAAACTGCTTATCAGACGCTACATCTGACCTATTCTTTAATAGTTGTATTGCAAGTCTACCCCTACTCGTATCTGATGAAAACACATTTGCTCCATCATACATAATAATCTCAAACTGCTCAATAAAAGACCTTTCTTTCTCACCACCTCCAAACAAATTGCCTGGATTCAAACTGTCGTATTGTATTCTAGAAGAATAGTAGTCAGGTTCAACACCATCCATAATCTCATAGAGCGTCTGTCGTGATATTTTATCCTGCTCTACTATTCTGTCTAGATAATCATCCCAGCCATTGCTGAGAGAACGTTGCGACTTTAAAGTTAATACATCCATTCCTTTGAAGTCATTATCAACCATTTCTTCTAACCCTGTTTTATATTTGTTTTTAGCTCTATCAGGTTGAAACGGTAAAGATTCAGTCGCATTACGAGCTTTAGTCTTACCGCTAACATGTCCTGTGTCTACAAACTGACCTGTGTTAGGATCAAATACTTTAACTGGTGTCAAATGTCTTCTCTGTACACTCTCTCGTGGTACAGGCTTAACAATAATTTTAAGTGGATTCATAGCGTTTCGTGCCTATGTTTATTAATTAATTTATGCGTTATAAGGCATAGTCAATACTCTTGACATATCCCAGAAGTTAATACCAAATGAAGTACCTCTATAGATACCTGCTTGCTTGTCAAGTACAGCTACATTTTCGCCATTCTTCTTAGCACCACTGTAAATATCATATACGTTAGAAACCATGAAGTATTCTTCGTATGCTTCTTCGTATACACCTACGATGTTGCTTCTTGAAGTAGCAGATGCAGGAGCTGCGTCAGTTTGACCTAAGTCTAAACAATCAAATGTAAATGACTCATAAGAATAGTGAGTACCAGGTACTTTCTCAGGATAATAACGAGGATTATCTTTAGTTGGGTCGTACATTACTTTGATAGTAATACCGTTAGGCATTAGTACCTCTGTAAACTGCGCACCAAACTTAAGAGCGTTAGGTGTAATCTCACTTTCTGTTCTACCTACAAAGTAGCTATCTACTAAAGTAAATGGTGCAAGTCCTGCTTCTTCTTTAACAAGTCTTGAGAACATCTCAATACCACCTTTACCAGTCTTAAGAACAACAACAGGCTCACCTACTCCATATCTAGTAGTAAATACATCCTGTAGTTTCTCATAGATGTTGTAAAGAGTTAAGCTACCATTGTGTGGTCTGTAGTGTCCGTCTTTTCTCAACTGTCTCCAACCTGGAGCAACCTTTAATGGTCTACCTGTTTCTGGATCTACAGTTACTTCGTTTCTACCAAACTCAGCCATAAAGTTCTTGTCTTCGTTAATACGCTCAGACAATCTAGCTTCTGCCATAGATACAAACGAACCTTGTGGAATCTTCTTAGATGTAGTCTTGTCTTGTAGACCTGGCTGATATACATAACCTACTCCAATAGCTTGTCCATCAGAGTAAGAACCACCTCTACCACTAATACCATAAGACATACCACCTGACTTACCTGCCATTTCAAGTCTGATAAACTTATCAGTAACTTCTACTTTACGTCCTAAATATCCAATGTGAGATTGAAGTTCAAATACGTTAGCAAAATAATCGCCACCATACTTGTAGTTCAATTCATCTGTAGTAGATGTACCTCCATCGATTACTCTACGACCTGGCTCAAAATAAGCAGCGTCAATATAAGAAGCAGGATTACCATCTTGCAACTTAACTGTATACTGCCATTCGTTAGCAGAGATTTGTACTGGATGACCTACAATTCTTAACAAAGGAGCATCATGTGATTCAGTCTTTAACAATACTGGCTCATGAAACCAACCTCTGTCTAAGTAGATTTGAAATTCAGCACCACCTAAACCTGGGGTAGAGCCATCTACAGCTCTTGTGATTCTTGCATCAGCTTCTACATCTTCTGCAAGTCTCCAACAATAATCGTTCTTACCTGGTTCTGTTGACATCATATTGCCTTGTGCAGCAGTCAACCATACCCATGGCTTGTTAATGATGTTAGAGTCAATGTCAGATGAAAATAACTGAGCATCAACCATACCAAAATAGGTTGGCCCATAGCTTCTAAAAAGTTCTGCGTGTGTAAAACTATCTGCGTATGAACCACCCCAACCTTTTCTTGCAACTTTTTCAAGTGCGCTTCTACGTCTTAACATTTTTAATTAGTTTTTTCAAATTGTGAAAAGAATCCTTGTTGTTGCGATGAAGCAACGTTGTTCTTACCAGATTTAACTTTAGACAGTATGCTATCAAGTTTCGCCTTCTTAGCATTGTCTTTCATCTCTGAGTTTTTCTTACTCTCTGTTTTCAATTCAAAGTCAGATAAATCAAACTGCTTTGTATCTGGATTAAACCTAGTATATATATCAGCAAGTTGAATTATTGCCATAGGACTTGATTGAATCATCTTATTAATTTCATCAACCTTATCTGGCTGTAGATACTCAACAACTTGTTGTTTCTTATCTTGTTGCCATGGCAAGTTTTTTAACTCTGCATCAATATTCTTATAAAACTGCTTTACTTGTTGTTCTCTTTCTACCTTTTGCTGTTTAAGATTATCAAGTTGAGACTGTTTAGCCTGTTCTTGTTCAGCAATATCTTCATCATACAACTCCTTAGCAGTATCGTTAATAGACTCGTCTTCTTTAAGCGTGTCTAAGTACTTTTTAAGTTTAGCATCGTCTTTAAATCCTTTAGTACCTTTTAGTTTGTCGTACAAATAATTATAAGACGCATCTTCGTTATTAAAGTCTACTGTAGGAATAGGATTATCTAATAATTTAACTATCTCATCCCTAGTAGCATTCTCACCTAGATAAAAAATAGCTTGTGCTATCTGTTTAGCTTCTGGTGGCAACGAATCAGCTGCTTTTAAAAAGTATTGCTCAGGTAATGACTCTACAAGTTCCTGTAGATTGTCTAAGGTTGGCTTAAAGTCATCATTCTTTGCAACTATTTGATTTTCAATCAACAGTTCATAGAGTGCTTCTACCCTATTGTCTTCTTCGATAGCCTCTTCGCTAACCATTTCCTCACCCACTTCATCTTCAACAAGTTCATTGTCATTGTCAACAACATCGTCAACGCTTTCATTAATATCTTGTTCTTCATCTAATATAGGAGTTGGTTCATCAAATGCTACCAAATCATCAAATAATGACTTTTCTTGTTCATTTTCCATATTAACCCAAATTTAGTTATAAAAAGTTCACTATAACAAATGTAATATGTAGTAATATTTAACTACATTTTAACCTAAAATTTTTCTACGTTCTATCTCTAGCTTTTCTCTTTCTATTTGTCTATCTTTTTCTTTCTCTATAGATTCGCTCTCTAACTTCATCTTTTCTCTTTCTATACCATCATTAATCTGATTCTCGTTAATGTCGTTCTGCATAGCAAACTTCTTAACTTCTATCTCGCTACGTTGTAAGTTGTATTCGCCTTGTGCTTTTATCTGTGCTAACTTACCTTCTAATTCTAGTTCAGCTTGATATTTAGCAAGTTCCATCTGCTGTTGTTTCATTTGTTGTTGAAGCTGTTCCTGTTGTTTTTGTATAGCTTCTTTCATCTTACGTTGACGTTCAGCTTCTACTTGTATAACTTTGTGTGCTTCTTCTACACTATTAGCAGATGTAAGAGACTTTAATACAGCAGATAATGATTCTACACCTTCTCCTGCGTTTTGTGCAATAGCATGTATAGACTGTAGCATCATCTGGAAGTAAATCTGATCTTTACCACTATCAAATAAGTATAGTCCTATATCTTCAAGCATCTCTACATTTCTATCTGTAACTTCAAGCAGTTCTTTAGTACCATCTGGTAAGATGTACATAAACTGGTGATTAGTAAGATTAGGATTAGATGCAAACAAATTCTTTAAGTATGTTCTAAGATTGAACATGTGTTCATTAATAGAATAACTCCACACCTTATCTATAAAATAGAATAGAGTTTGTGTTGCGAGTGTAGATTGTACTAGTGCCTGTCTGTTATCAGTAACGTTAGTACCTGGTGTTACTTGTGCTTCTCTCTGTGGTGGAATACCCATCATCATACCTGTTTCAGCACTTAACATTGTAGCTAACTGTTGTAAGTTAATAAGCTGTGGTGATGTATCTACCATATTATAACTTACACCTGCACCACGTGTTGTAGGTGCTGCCATACCATTCGCAGTTCTACTTCCACTATAGTATCGAGTTTTAGTTTTTCTTGCGATAACGTCAGCCATCAACAATCTATCTTGACCTTGTTGTGGATTACCCTCTGCGTCTAATGCAAGTTCATCAGGTACTTGGTCAACGTCTACAACACGCTCCATACCAACATAAGATGCTAATTCTCTATCTTGTACACGCTTAACAGACATATATTGAAATGCAGAAGGTAACGCTCTTTGCATCATACTAATGGTCTTAGCATTTCTAGAGTTAAGTATACCTCCTTTATAGCTTAGTTCAAATCTACTCCATGGATCATCGCCATAGTCTGGTTGGTTAGGTACAAGCCTTGCATCTACTACAATATCGTTACCTAGTTTAGTTACTTCGTATCGTCTTGGTATCCACAAGATTTCTGCTTCATACGTAGTACCTGTTTCATCCGACCATATATACTTTTCATCATCGTTAAACCACTTGTTAGTAAACTTAACTTTGCTCGCATAACTAGGAATAATATCAGCTTTTTTATCAAGTGTAATAGTAATGGGTTCATTGTACTCGTCTGTTACAGTTAAAAAAACTACCTCTTGAAACGCTTTAAACTCTACATGTACTCTCCATAGTGTAGATGTAAAGTTGATATTAGTTAAGGATGTGCCTTGATGTAAACCAATACCTTTTTGTGTGCGTTCTCCTAACGTTTCTAATAATGATAAATACCTTGTATGGTCAAATACAGGTTCAGTCATGTGCCTTTTATCAATAGCATTAACTGTATGTCCATATTGTATAATCTCTAACGCTTCGTCATCTGTTAGTTGGTTGCCGTACATCTGTAAAGCATCCGCAACTGTAATTTCATCTCTATGCCATACCCAGTCGCTATGTTGAATATATGGACTATTAGGATTCTTATGAAAACCTACATTTAATGGATTAATTACATCAATACAAGGTTTACCATTTCTCCAACCATTATATAAATAAAATCTATCTGTAATTACTGTATCTTCTAACGTTTCTAATCTTTTAGCATTAATTTCTTGATCAAACATAGAATACTCAAGCAGCTTATTTGCTAATATTTCGTTTTCAGATAAGTAGTCTTTGATATTTATATCCTCTGGTGTAAGTTCTTCTTTTAATCCTTCTATATACTGCTGTACTTCTTCTTCACTCATACCTTCTAATCTTGCAGTCTGTTCTTCAATAACTAATCGCAATTCGTTATTTACTTTTTCTACAATCTTATTGTATAAGTCTTTGTTTTTAGTTTGTATAGCTTTAGCTGTAAGTAAGATTATTTTAAAGTTGTTACCTCTTGATAACATATCACCTTTTAAAACTTCAATCTTATTAGGTATAGGGTTATAAGGTACTAAATCTTCTTCTGTTGCGCCATACTCTTCTAAACTACCACAATAATAATCTACTTCATCCTTCCATCTACTTAAGTCGTTGTTTCTAAACTCGTACAACTTCTTCATCTCTGGATAGTCTTCTACCTGTGCTGTAGTTTGAGCAGGTATGATTCTATCTACGTGAAATTTATACCAATCTTTATTTTTATCTTTCTCTGGTACTCTAAGCTTCATAAAGTCACTCAGCTCATACCCTTTGTTTTTCTTTGCCATGTTTAAATATTTTGGGATTGCTTAATAAGCCTCTAAATGTTTGTTTATTTTCATTTTTAATTACTGCTTCTGCTATTTGTAAGTTTTCATACTCTCTTAATGCTACTATACAACCTCTAAATCCATCTACTGCGTCAAAGTTACCATCTAAATCATACGACATAAACTGACGTAATAAATATAAGCATGGGATTCTTTCTATATTCTTTTTTATACCATCGTTAAGTTCTGTTTCTTCTAACAGCCAATCAGCCATCATTTTAGCTAATTGTAACTTAACTATCTTATTACCAACATTATATCCATAAGATGTAACATTCTTTTGATATATATTAGTTCCCTGTTCTCTATTTGGACTAGGCATTAATAGATATGCCTTGTTCTTTTTTATGTAATGCGCTCTACAATCTTGACCTCTGTTTTTTTCTATACATAGTCCTTGTAGTGGATTGCCATACATTGCTAATAGCTTCTCTTGATTCTCGTAGTACTCTGCCAAACCACCTATAGGTTTGTCTATGTAACTTGCTACTATAGTGTTGCCGTTAAATCCTTGTGCTGCGTATTTAGGATTCATAATAACATACGTAGAACCTACTGATCCTCCTTTGTCTAAGTTTTCTTCTACATAAGGGTCGTGTCCTACAAACCTATACATATCAGCTGGCGTTTTGCCATTTATCTGTTGTGGAAACTCATATATTACTACAGTACCGTTAGGTGTTTTACGTTTACTTGGGTCTATAGGATATTCTCTATATGGCTCAATGTCGTGGTTAATCTTAACTCTTACACCGTTATATATTCCTTCTCCTTGTTTACTATCCCATATTAATGTAACAGGTGTTTCTTTTTCTTTATACTTATCAAACGTAAGTAGTTCACGTTCTCTAACTACAGCTTCATCATACGGCAACAAATAACCTTTAGGATTAACCCACATCTCTTCTATGAAGCAAGGTCTGTTCATCTTTTCTTCTCGTAGTACATCTGGATTAGATGACTTAGACTTTTCTTCCCTTATTTTATTTACATGATTAGCAGCAGCTTCATAATCTGTATTACCGTCTTTATCTTTAAATTGTCGTAATACCATATAAAAAGGTAAGAAAAAACCTACCTTACCATCTCTACCTTCTTTACCGTGTTCATTGTCGTAACTTAAAATGCGATAATCTTGTGGTGATAAAAACATCTTTTTAGATGCTTGTATGTATTCAATATTACCAGATGTACCTTGATAACGTTCAACACCAAATCTAATACCATCTCTTGCTACAGTTGAGTCGTTAGATGTGTGTACATCTATAACATTTTCTAATAACCCTACCTCTTCTATAATAGACTTTAAATATCTACCTCCTGCACCTGCTTGTGCGCCATCACCTTTTTTAGGACTGTAGTTAACGTGATATAATTTAGAGTTAGTTCCTTTAGTTACCCATCTACCACCTAATTGTACTTTATACTCGTGTCTATATGGATTTTTCTTATTAGGTGATACTAATGAACCTGTCATATCTTTAAACAATGGACTAGGTGTAAAGTCATCATCACCTGGATTACCCCATATACCAAATATATCTCTGAAGTTAGGATTAGTTTTAGCTTCTATAGATGCTCTTACTTTTGAGCATAATTCAGACGACTTATCACTATCAGCACTCCCCACCAAATACTCAGATGTTAACTTACCCCTTCTAAAGTCTTCATTATATACTGTAGTGCCATCGAATATAATACCATGTTCTATCTCTGCTGCTGCACTAAATGACTTACCTCCACCTCTTGTACCTAATACAAACTCATTCCAAGTAGGATTTTGCATTAACGCTCTACCTTTTGGTTTGTCGTGTATTTTTCTTATGTTTTCTCTTGCAGGTATGTACTTTTTAAACTTACCATCTATAATAGCTTCTGGATAGCGTTGTAATATAAGGTCTGTAGGCTCAGGCATATCTTTAGCTATTTCTAAACTTGTATATTCATCGTCTAAAAAACCACTAAACCCATGTGCTTCTAATGCCATATATGCTAACTCCCACTCAATATCATCTGTACGAGGTCTGATATATCTTGTTTGTTTGTTAGCGTCTGTATCTTGTATTAAAAAATAGTTCTTGTAAAAATATAACTTGCCTGGCATATATCTGTAGCCATCAAACATCTTACCCCATGTACCTTCTATACACTTCTTAAACTCTTTAGACCAAAACAAAGTATATCTAGGATCGTCTGGATGCAACAAAGGAGGGTATACTACAAACTGCTCTTGGTTTTGTAATCTAATATAATCTGTGTAAATCGGTTTACTTTCAATCTTAATCATCTAAGTCTAGCAACTCGCCTTTTTCAAATATTGATTCTTTTCTACCACCATGCACTCTTAACTCACCTTGTTCTTCTTCAAACATCTTTTTAACTTCTTCATACTGCTTATAAATAGTTAAGGTGTTTTTTCTCATTGCGTCTAAGTCTTTAGCAGTACCTTTAATAACTATAGGACTACCTTGTCTTGTGTATATATATTCCCCCTGCCTATTAGTTGCTATTTCGTCAAATGTATATGGAGCGTTTTGTATAAACTCTGCTCTTTTAAGTAATGATACTTCTTCTTCTTTAAATGCTCTGGCTGCACTAGTCAAACAATGAATATCATACTCACTAATACACTTTGCAATAAGTTCTTCGTCTTTGTCAAAGTCTTTATGATAAAACTTTATAGCGTCAAGTTTTTTATCTCTTGGTAACCTATAGATTTTATTATCATACGTAGGATCGCAGTACATAAACACACACCACATTTCCATAGACGAATAAGATTTGTCTTTAGTTGTATCACGCTCGTGCAAATCTCTAAATGGTGCAATAAGTGCAAGTTGTGGATTTAACTCCCAAAAGTTTAACTTATAATCACCATTGGCAGCGTTTACAAACTTATACATTTTCTATAATTTTAATTACAACGTGTAAAGGCAAATCTATAATCCATTGACTTCTAATATCAAAGTCTCCATGCTCTATTATAGTTTGCGTTTCAATTATAGTATTGTCACTAGCAACTAATGGTCTAATTATCAAACCAATAAGAGATTCTAAATCTATATACGTATCTACTACAATTTCTTTATCTAAAGGCTCTACATCAAAACTAACAGACATAGCTTCATTAAAAGGATAAATATCATTGTTACTTTTAGTATAAACTATAGGAAACATTTTAAGATTCATACAGATGTCCTTTAATAGTTAGTTTATGTTTTTTATTATCGTCTGTTATTACGTCAATGCTCTTTTGTATTTTAATATCTTTAAACCCTTGCGACTTTGCAAAATCTGGAAACTTACCACTTGAGTAAACACCATCAATAACGTTATCTTCTACTTTAGTAGCAGTACAACCACAAGCAGGTTTTACAGTTAAGATATTAGATGAACCCATATACAAAAAGCTAAATGTGTAATCTTTATTAGGTTCTAATTTGCCTAAGTCTATTTCTTTAGTTTGCCATTCCATTTTTTACATTTTTTACCAGATAAAAATAAAGGTATTGTTTCACACCCACAATCAATACAATATACTCGGTCGTAACAAATAGTGCATTCTTTTGCTCTTTTTAATACAGTATTGATTGCTTTACCATGTAATTTATACTTTAAGTGTCCAATAATGTAATAAAATGCACTTTTGTCTTTAATTCTACTTACCAAGTTTGAAAGTTGCGCTAATTTGAAATTCATTGTTGTTAATAGTTTTAGATATACCTAAATTAATTTTGTTTGTAGCTATGTTTATTCTTGGACTGGTATAAGCTAACCCTCTACTATCAAATTGAACACCGCTATAAAATCTTAGTCTTTGTTCGTTTTCTCTTACTAATCCTTCGTTGATGTGATAATTAGTTTCAGTTATAATAGGTAATGTAGGTCTTAAATCAACTACCCTATATATAAAGGTGTCTTTTTGCGTATCTGTAATTATTATCGTATCTGTTAATCTTTCTATAGAGCTAAAAACTACCGTATCTCTTATTATAGAATCTAACTTAATAACTTTAGTAATTATCTGTGGTTTAGTAATGTAGATAGTGTCTATTACTTTTTGTTCTATAATTTCATTTACAATTACAGGTTTTGATATATACTTATATGCAAAGAATAGCAATACAGCTATAATCGCACTTAATATTCCATAATTTATATACTTATTCATAACCTGCTATTACTAATAAAATAAATATCCACCATATCACCATTAATATAACACCAATAAAGAATTTTAACGCCCTATTCATCTATTACAACTTTAATCATGGTTCTTGGTATAATCGCATATCCAAAATCTGCATCTTTAATATTTGTAGTTGCTTGTATAGCTGTATTGTCTGGATGAATATATTCATGCTCATAACCAACTATAGAGTCTCCATCAACTAGGGGGCGTGGTCTTACTATTTGAATCATATCCCCCACCTTTAACTCCTTCTCAAATTCAGGTGTAGAGACAACAACAGCTTTAGAAATAAATCTGTAAGGGTCATTAATCTTATCACCTAATATACCACTATTAGTTTGTTTTCTTGTAGACATTAAGCTTGGCAGAATAATACCGCTATCTAATTGCTTATCTTCTGCTACACACATTCTTACAATATAAGAAGTAAGAGGTTTTAGTTTCTTATATCTGCTGTCAATATTCTTAATTGACTTGTTGTACTCCTGCGCTTCTGTTAGAGAACGTTTTAATCCTTTGTCTACTAACTCTGCATCTTTTTTAAAAGCCTTGTTGTCCACTTGTATTTTTTTAGTTTGAAAAAAATGTTTGTCCATCTTTCTGCCTGCATAAGCTACATCTTCAACAGATGTATTCTTAAGGCTTTTCTTACCTTTCATGATTTCCATATTGTTCGTATTTGTTTAATAATTCAATCCAATAATCTAATGTCGCCTGTTCGTTTTTAGTTCCTGCCTTACCACTTACCCTATCTTTAACATAGTTGCGTATCTTCCATATATTAAGCTTAAACTTCATAAATCCATTTAACATTATACCATGCTTAACATCTAATGGAGAACGCATCTCGTTTTTTATTGTCAAATATAAGTTATTTACAATAAACTCTAACTGTTCTTCACTAATGTTGTGTTTTTTAGCTATATGCTTGATCTCCATTTTAGCTTTATGTTTATTTCAACTTCGTCTGGATTATCTTCTAACTTAACTGCTATCTTATTAACTAGTTTATCAGGATAGCTGTCTTCTATCCATCCCTTCTTAGCTATCCTTGTTCTGTGCATAGCAAATGCAGTCTCGTTTAATCCTAACTCCTTAGAATTAACAATTCGCCTGTTACCTTTACATTGTAAATGAAAGTCGCCTTTAGACAATAGATGAGTAAATACTTCTAACTCTTTATTAGTTAGCTTCTTAGAGGTAGGAAGAAAACATTGTAAGATATTAATAATAATATCATACAGCTCCTTATTAGATTCAACAGACTTAACAAATGGTATTTTCATAGTTTGAGGTTTATGGACAAACCCCAACTGTAATAGTGTGTAATACTCGTTCCTCGTATTACGAAGGTACAGGATTTATCCTTATGCAGCAAATTTAATACAATTTTTTAGACGAACGTACATATTTTATCGACAAACTGCAAATTATGTCGTTCATCTACATATTTTAGTCGTTTGTCTTAAATGTAAAAAATTAAAAGCAGGTGTATATCTGGTGGTATTAAGAACAGCTGTATGTCTGATGGTATCTATGTAACTAACCCCCTGTCGATTGTATGTAGCAGATACCCCCCATATATTAATATGTAGGTTACAGAAAACTAAACTGGCAATGTGTATTACGTATTACACTTTATTGCCTACAACAATTAAACTTCACATACTTTCGATATTCTTTTTTATTTAATCCATAAAATTTAATAAGATGGATACTTTGGTATTGAGAAAAAAGTGGAAGAATGAGTCTTCAACTAAGAATCAGTGGACATTACAGTTCGCAGGTTCTACAAAGAAAGAAGATATATCGTCTGATTTCTTTGGCTCTAACGTTAACAACAGCGTTAACGGTCGCCTTGTAGCTAAAACGCAAGGGCAGGATGGTGTATATAACTACACTATTTTGTGGTCTGTGCCTGCAGAATTAGCTAAAAAGGCTAAAGTAGGGCAGTCTGCAGACAAGATTCTGTTAACAGCAGAAGATCGTGATGAAGGCATTACTGTACAGCCTTACATTGTACGTACTACGTATAATGCAGGGTGGGATAGTCTTAGTCCAGTGATGAATCCTGAGACTAAGGAGGTTAAAACATACATGGGTAAGCCTGTGTATGAGTATAAGACCTTGACTGATGAGCAGGGTGCTACGTTCGAGCACATTGGACACGACTGTCCAGAGTGGCTTGAGCCTGTTACTGTTGATGTTGCAGATGAAGGTGTATTCTAATCTGCAACTGCTTGACCTAGGCATGTCGCAAAAGGCCTAATTTACAGAGCTTCGGCTCTGTTTTTTTCTTATTGCCTACAACTTCTAAACTCCACACACACTTGGATTCCTATCATATATTTTATTTATATCGTTGGTAGTCATCTATTAGTTGGTAATTAACAATCACCATCTATAGATACTAATTACCATGTGTAATAATCCTATCTTATTAATAATATTACGTAATAAGATAAAAAACTCAATAACATATTGATAACACTAGTTTCTTTACTTATGCTTATAGGTAGTATATTAAAAGTAAATGAGTTAACAAGGCCTAGAGTATTATATCAACCTAGGATAAGATATAATATGCTCAAAACGCATACTACTCATTTAGCTATTGAATATAAGCTGAACAAAATGTAAAGTTTTAGGTGTAAAGTTGGTAACAGCTAACCAGTTTCTACATGCAAATGTAGTTTTAGTAGTTAGTAGACATAACCTAACAGTAGCAGAACGTAATCGCTTGGGATTATAAACAAAAAACTATGCACTGTATGTTACCAACACTTTTTTATTAACACGTGATTCATTAATCAAAACAAAATAATATGAAATTAGAAGAAGCAAAAGAAATTACTCCACAAGAGTATATGAATTTAGCAAATCCTATCTTTAAAGGACAAACAAGACCTGATAGTAATAATAAGTATTGGATGTTGTTTGAAGATAATGGTGTTCTTTATAAGATTCATAATACTTTGTAAGAGTATTTTTCACTAACCGTTAAACTTGTTAAAATGAACTGGAAAACATGGCTTTTAAACTATGCTCCAAAAGATTGGAGTATAGAAGATTATGTAAGAATTATACAAGTCGATTGTCCTAATGTAACAGTTGACGAGATAAAAGCAGTGCTTATTGCTCGTAAGGAGGTAAGAAACTCTGCAATAAGTAAAGCTATAAGAAATTATTAGTAATATGTTAGGCTAAGCAATCTCTTTGAATAGGGGTCATTAATTTGATGTGCATCGGAGACTAATGTAACACCAACCTGTTAGGTGATATTACTATTACTCTCATCCAATAGCAGGTATATTACCAAACTATAAGAATTTAGGTGTAGCATTAAGACTACTGTCCTATAGTGAGATATATATCAAGGATTGCAGCCTTGTGAGAGTTCAATAAATACAGCCGACTACAATAGTTACAGCTATATTGCAGTAGTCTCCTACATCTAATCAATGTAGTAGAAATTAAACTCTGTAGTAAGTATATCTATGTACTGTAAGACATAGATAGAAATTACAATTTAAGCTTGATAAGCTACACAGTATATTGTGGTTGAGTTATTTTACAATAACCCTTTTATAGGGGAACACTATAACAAGCAGTCTGAACAAAGTCTTGTAATCCTACTAATATACTAGTAGGTATTTTTTATTAACCATTAAACCATATCAAAATGACAGTATTTGGTATTTATGAAAATCGTCAAAACTACGATGACTTTGGATATTGGGTAAGTGATAAACTTATAGGTATCTATGAGTCAGCAGAATTAGCACGTAAGGCTATAGAAAAGCGATGCAACGATATTGCTGATAGTATCTTAAATGCTAAGCTTACTCAAGCTTATATAGCGGAAGCACAGGATGCTAGAAGCAATAAGAAGCTTTTTCAGGATAGTAGGTCTGAACACCTATGTGAGTACTTTCCTATATACGAAGTAAAAGAAATACCTCTTAATAAGATGTATTACTTTAACGATTAGTATGACAGTTAAAGACAGTTTATACATTTATATAAACTGTCTTTTATACCTACAGCGACTACAATAGTCACAACTATATTTTTAAAACCGTTTAAAACATATAATATGATACAATTTATTAAAAACAAAAATGCAGGAGAACAATACATGCAGCTTTTTTCTATTGCTCTAACTGCAGAAGAAGCCTTTCATATATGGAAAAGAGCAAAAGAGCTTAATGTAGATGTTTGCATAGATAATAAAATATTAGGTAATGATTGGGAAGCTAGATACGCTATTGAGAAACATTTTAATGTTTCATATTCTATACCTAATTATATTCAAGAAGATATGATATTTCCTAATATAGGTTGTAAATAATTCTTACAACTGAGTGCAGAAGGATAAAAAAATGTATAAACTGTCTTTAATTAATTAAATAATCAATTAACATGAGAATCATGAACACATGGGTTAATGCTAATAACCCAAAACAACAAACAATTCAGATTGCAGGTAGCGTAAGTAGACGCATATTACCTGCAGAATTTGCAAGTCAAAACAGTAATCCTCTTGTGTCTATATCACAAGGTGGAGCAACTAACGATTTTAAGTATACCATTCTATGGTCATACAACAGGGAACTGTATGAACAGCGTGGTGGTAATAAAGCTACGTTAGAAGATTTGTTTCCAGATATGGAATTACAGCCTCATATTGTCAGATGCCACATTAAGGCATGGGATAGTAAAGAACCTGTAGTTAATCCATCAACAGGTGAAGTTGTAATGTATAACAATTTACCTGTTTACCAATACAATACTCTAACCATAGGTAAGCAACCAGTAATTGAATACACAGGTATGGAAGCACCTTCTTTTATCAAAGTTGCTGATGTAGTAGAGAAAGATGATATATTTTAAATCAATTAGTAAGCAGTGTAATGCTGCTTACTTAAACTTTATATCATGACAGTACAAGAATTAACAGAGATTAAAGAGAAATTTAATAAGTCTGATGGATATGTATATATCTCTATGGATGGTAAGCATGAATACTTTATCAATGAGATTCAAGCATATATGTCTAATAGGGAGATATATACTAATAATCCAAATGAAGCATTTAATAACTATACTACACTTGGTAGTTTTGCTGAGATGAGTATGAATAATACGGACTTATTAGAGGTATTTATTAAAGCGTTAACCTATTTAAATCACTGATTATGAATGAATGGACTGAATTTGACGATTATGTTAACAACGTAATCATGGAAGAAGAGCTTTATACAGATGAAGCTCTTGAGCAGTACTTAGAAGAATTAGAGTGGGATGAATTGTATTTTGAGATGTCTGATTATGTAGACATCGAGTAATTTAAAGCACCTAAGGCATGTGGGTAAAAGGCCTTTTGATATGAAATTAATTAATCGATTATATCATAACGGATATATCATTGACGTAATTAAATATAAAGGATGGTATATTCTTAACTGTGGTTTTAAGACTATTATGACTACAGATAAAAGCGCAGGGTATAAAGAATTTAAAAAGCTACTAGATGAAAATTGAAATAATGGCGCTAATGTCAGATGTATTTGATGTTAGTATGTCTACGCTTTATTCTGCATTAGAAAGCAGGTCAAGAGCTAGGCAGCATGTGGCGTTAAAGCGTGTATATATAGTATTTAGGCTATATATGGGCGCAACGCATAAAGATATAGCAGAAGAATTGCGTATCGCGATATGTAATACTTATGTAAAATGTAATAATCAATTATTAAATAAACTAATAAAAGAATATGAAAAGAATAGAGTTAAAAGTGGGCGAACCACTGTGTAATTATGACCAAGTATATGGGTTAGATGATGTCATAAATCTTACACAAGGTATGTTTGATAACTTACCTTATGAGAAAGTAGTAGTTATCTATTTAGATAGACAAAACAAACCTGCATACGTAGAAGAACCTCACACTATAGGAAACAAAAGTGGTTCAATAATCGACATACCACGAATAGTAACCATCGCACTAAACACTTTGTCAAGTGGTGTTATTCTATTACATAATCACCCATCAGGCAATAATAAGCCTAGTGAGCAAGACCGTAAAATCACAAATGAATTACGTACAGCATTAAACTATTTTCAAATACAATTACTTGACAGTATAGTAGTAGGTACAGAATACACACAGATATGAATCAGAAAGAGAAATTTGTAATGTTAGCGCATTACTACGCCAATACGTTTGATATACTAACAGGTATACTCAAACTTGAAGACTTTCAACCGACTATCCAAGCTTTAGAAGCTAAAGGATATTTAGTTGACGATAAAATTGCACCTAAACATTTGTCTATGGTACAAGCCATGACACGTATAGGTGACGACCCTATGAAGATGCGTGAAGATTTGTTATTAATTAACCTATCACGTACGTTAGACAGATTATTACAAGATAATATAAAATTAACGGATGAATTAATCCACAAACTAAATAGAATATGAAAGATTATTTATTAGTATTAGGACTAGTATGTATTGGTTGTATCGGTTTTACACCAAATAAAGAAGTCAAATACGTAGAGAAAAAAGAAGCGTTTAAACTTATTGACGCTAGCCTTATGAAACCATATAAGGACATTAAATACAACAATCACTATATGGTATTTTTAGAATACCAAAAGATGATTGAATATGTAGCAGATAGAACAGGATTTACACCTGCGTTTATCTATTCATATTTGGTATTCGAATCGTTTAAAGATGGTGAGCCTTCTTATCTGATGCAGAATAATAATGTTGGTGCTATCAAGTATAAGAATGAGCATCCAGATTACATTTATCTTGCTGATGACTGTGATGGTTTGTGTAAATTTGCTAAATTTGAAACCCTTGAGCAGGGAGTAGAAGCATGGATAGATGTTCTTAACCAAGAACGATATGCAGGATGTAAGACTGCTAAAGGAATCAATGTAGTCAAATGTATGCAAACACAAGGGTATCATACGTCTGATACATATAGACAACGATACCAGCTAATGCGATTATATGATACATTTTATAGATACAGAGATTAGCAAAGTATTAAATTACTTTGCAGACAAGAAGATTTTAATGGTTGATAGTGAGACAGATGGAGCGTTTGACTTTAATAATAAGATTATTCTTCTTCAATTAGGTGACAGAGAAAACCAGTTTGTGATTGATGTAAGAAAAGTCGATATTAAGGGATTACGCTCCCTGTTTTTATCAGACAAGATTAAGATATTTCATAATGCAAAGTTTGACGTTAAGTTCTTATGGTTACATGGACTTGACATCAATAACGTATATGATACTCTATTAGCAGAACGATTGCTTAATGCAGGTTGTGAAAGACCTAAAGGTTATTATGCGTTAGATAGACTAGCTAAATATTATGCTGATGGCTATCTAGACAAATCTGTTAGAGTAACTATCAACAGAAAGAACATAAACCAAAAAACTATACAATACGCAGCAGATGATGTCAAATACCTAATGGATATAAGAGATAAACAGATTAAAAGACTTGTTAAATTAGGTATGAGTAACGGTGATTGCCAAGACATCACTACAGTATTAGGTTTAGAGAATAAATCTATGTTAGCATTTGCTGCTATGGAGTATAATGGCATTAAGTTAGATAAAGATAAATATCAAAAAGTTATTGACTTAATAGATGAGAATCTAGATAAAGTAATGCAAGACCTTGATGATATTATATGTCATGAACCTGTGTTTGAAAGATACTGTGTGTATTATCAAGACTTGTTTACATCAGCTAAGAAAGTTGCTAATGTAAATTGGAATAGTCCTATTCAAAAGTTGGATGTTCTTCAACACATGGATAGTACCATACAAAGTACAAGTGCAGCAGAGTTGCTTAACTTTAAAAAGTATGACATAGTCAATAAGCTAATGGAGTACAATAAGTATTCTAAACTAAAGAATAGCTTTGGTGAGAATATGTTTGAGTTTATTAATCCAGTTACTAATAGAGTACATACAGAGTTTTGGCAGATACTTGATACAGGCAGAGTCAGTTGTAAGAATCCTAATATGCAACAGATACCTGCAAGAACAGATATAGGTGGTATGATGCGTGAGTGTTTTGTACCAGAGCAAGGATATAAAATTGTAGGTGGCGATTATAGTGGTTGTGAGTTAAGAATCATCGCAGAGTTTAGTCAAGATCCTGTATGGGTTAATGCGTTTAAAGATGGTAAAGACTTACATTCAGAATTATGTGCTATGACTTTTAACATAGACATAAAAGATGTTAAGACACCTACACCTTTTAAACCAGATATAAAATACAGAGATGTACAAAAGACTCTTAACTTTGGTCTTGCTTATGGTATGTCGCATATCAAACTCGCTAACACTATAGATATTAGTGAAGATGAAGCACAGTCTATCATTAAAAAGTTTTTTACAGCTGTACCTAAAGTAGAACGATTTTTAGAAGCATTAGGTAACAGAGGTAAAGAACGTGGTATAATTAAAACACCACCACCTTATGGTAGGATTAGGTTCTTTGAAGATTATAAACACGCAGATAACAAACGTAAAGGTGCTATCGAACGTGCATCAAAGAATCATCCAATACAAGGTGGTAATGCTGATATGACTAAACTTGCTTTAATCTATATCTATGATTATATCAAAGACAAACCTATTAAACTAATTCATACTGTTCATGACGAGATACAAACAGAAGTGCCTGATTATATGGCAGATGAATGGGCAGTTAAAATGAGTGAGTTAATGAATCAAGCAGCTGCTCAAATATTAAAAAATGTGCCAATGGTAGTTGACTGTGCAGTCAATGACTATTGGTCAAAATAAGGATATACATGCGTCCTTACACTACTGGCATGAATTAATAACTCGTTTATTAGCTATTTTTGTTGTGCGAAGGTGGTGCGCATAACCTTTTTAAATAATTATGAGAGAACAAATACAAACAGAAGCTAGTATAGCTATCAGTAACAACCGTTGTGTCTTATTAGAGTTAGGCACAGGTGTTGGTAAGACTAAAGTAGCGTTAGATAGTGCTAATGGTTCTTCTGCTCTTATCGTATATAAACAAAAGCCGCATCTTAATAATTGGAAAGATGAAATTGTAAAATGGCAAGTAGACGATAGGAAATTTACGTTTAGCACATACAACTCGTTACATAAGATAGATAGAAGTTTTGATTATTTAATTCTAGATGAAGCACACGCAATAACTGAATCAAGGTTAGAATATCTTAAGAATATTAAATTTAATAAAGCTATATATCTATCAGCTACAGTGCCTTATGAGAAGAAGATTCTTCTATCTCAACTAGGCAAGTATAAGAGCGTACAGTTTTCATTACAGGACGCTATCGACAATGAGGTTCTACCAGAGCCTAATATCTACATTCATCCTTACAGATTAAATGACGTAAATACTAACTGCGTATATGAAAAAAAGAAAAAAACAGATAAGCAGGAAGTAACTATTGATTATAATCAGCGATGGAATTATTTAAGCCGTAAAGGTATAGGATTGAATATTCAATGTACAGAGAAACAATACTACGAATTGATTACAAATGACATAGAGTTTTGGAAGTCTAAGCACTACGAGTTAGTGCAGCAAAGAAACTTTAGTTTTGGTCGTGTAGCAAAGAACAAATGGCTAAATCTTGCAAGTAAACGTAAGATGTTTACCAATACTTGTAAGACTAACATAGCTAATAGTATATTATCTACTTTGAAAGGTAGATTTATTATATTCTGTTCAACTATAGACCAATGTAACCAGTTAGCTGACAGTTATGAATACAATTATCCTAGAGTACATAGCAAGAATAAAAACAATCAAGAAGTTGTAGATATGTTTAACGAAGGTAAGATAGATCGTCTCTATAATTGTAGTGTACTAAACGAAGGTATGAACTTAACAAACCTAGATGGTGCTTTGATTATAGGTGTAGATAGTAAAGAGCTATCAACTGTACAGAGAATGGGTAGGTCAATGAGAAGCGAAAGTCCTAATATTCATATCATTAAAGCTATGGATACTAAGGATGGAGAAAATGTGGATAATATTATCGGAGAATATAAAAACGCAGTTTATGTTTATTAACAAAGATTTAGTAGACTTAATCAAGTCTCAGAATCTAGACTTACAAGAAGCTTTATTCTTTAGCTTCGCTATCGAGTATCAAGAGTTTGGATTATTAGATACTGTTATTAACAGCGACATTATTAATCCAGATACTGAACCACTATATCGTATTAACTTATGTAATCACGACATAGAGAAAGGTCAGTATAAACTTAAGATACCTTTGTTTAAAAGCAGTAACGAGAGCGATGGTTTTCTAAAGTTTCTTATGCACCTATCAGCTAGAGATATTGGTACAAGAGGCCATGTCAACAACCAAGCAAACTATGCTATATTTACAAACGATGAAGACACAAAAGAGAATTACTATCGTTTAGTAGATTCTATTAAGTCATTTGCAGGTGAGTTTGATGCTCTTAAACTAGCTGATAGAACAGCAGAGTATTATAAGACTGTAGATATGCCAGTCAAATTAAACAAATTTCTATCTACATTAGCATTTACATCTTATATTGGTAATGAACCAAAAGATACGTTAATATGATTAGTAAGATAGAAAGCCAAAGGCAATCGTTTATAGACAAAGAGTTTAAGTGTATACCATTTAAACTTGACAGACTAAATAAGATTGTACCTGGTATTATCAAAGGTAGTTTAGATTGTATTACAGCAAATTCAAGTGTAGGTAAAACTACATTAGCAAAAAAGTTGTATGTATATGACGCAATAGAGTTTGCTATAGAGAATAATATTAATCTGCAAATATTGTATTTTGGTTTAGAAGAATCAGAAGAAGAATTTGACTTTGGTTTATTCAGCTACTTAGTATATAAACACACAAGAATAAGATCTAACATTACAGACTTTAGTAGTTTTATTACTGCGTATCCTAAAGAGAATATCGATAAGATAAAACAAGCAGGAGTAGAGCAGATATTTAACCAGTATAAGTCGTATGTTAAATTTTACGAGTCTGTTTATAACTCATGGGGTATTTATATAGAGATTAGAAACTACGCAAGAAGCAGAGGTACATTTTATAATAAGGGTGTAGCACTTACTGACGCTGACTTTATTGATGGCAACCCAAGTTATGATAAATATGTACCTAACAATGACGAGTTTGTTACTTGTATCATAGACCATGTTAGTGAGTTAATGCCACAGCGTGATGAAGCTAATCTTAAAATGGCTATTGATAAGTTAGTACAGCACATGCGACTATACGTATCAAAGCTACTTAAGTATAACGTTTTATGTATACAACAGCAAGATAGTAGTCAAGAGTCGGTAACAAATAAGAATGCCAACTATATGAAGCCTAAACTACAAGGTTTAGGTGACAGTAAGACTACTGGTAGAGCGTACATAAATGTATTTGGTTTATTCAATCCTATAAGATACGAGATTAAGTCATACGGTAAGTATGATGTAAACTCATTAGATAAGTATTTTAGGATTATGAATATTATCAAACAACGTTATGGTAGTGTAGGTGAAGAAGTACCTTTGTTTTTTGATGGTAAGTGTGCTAACATAGTAACTATGCCACGACCAGAAGATAACGATAACATGAAGAAAGTATATGACAAAGTCGAAGAACTTGGGTAATCTAATCAACCAATATCTAAACAAATATCCACAGTATAGAACACGTATTATAGAGTATTATGCTTGGTATATTAATTCGTTAGATAAAGGTGACATAAATGCGGAACAAATATTAATTAATAATCTAAAATCTATCGATGACAAATCTAATCGCAGTTATGGGTAGTAGTGGTACAGGCAAGTCTACATCACTACGCAACTTAAATCCAAAGGAGACTTGCATTATTAACGTAAGTAAAAAGCCTTTACCTTTTCGTAATGCTAAAGCATACACAGAAGGTATTAAAGAAGGCGGTAATATGACGTTTGCTGATAATCCTAATCAAGTAATTCAGATTCTTAAGTATGTTGGAACTAAATTCAAAAACATTATTATAGATGACGCAGGTTATTTGATGGGTTTTGACGTAATGCGTAGAAGTAATGAGAAAGGCTACGAAAAGTGGACTGAACTTGCTGCTGCTATGTTTAACGTTATTGATACAGCTAGAAATTTAGATAATGTAAATGTTATATTTACATTTCATACAGAGAAAGGTGAAGATGGTCTAATGAAGATTAAAACAGCAGGTAAATTATTAGACAATGCTATTTATATCGATGGCTTGTTTACATTTGTACTTGTAGCAAAAGCAGACTTTGACATCACTACTAATGAAGTCAAGTATAAGTTTGTTACAAGAAACGATGGCTATGCTACTGCTAAATCGCCAATGGATTGTCTAGAACCAGAAATGGATAATGACTTACAGTTAGTATTAGATAAGATTGTTGAATATTATAATTAAAAACCATGAATTTTAACCATTTTGACGCTCCTACAGGTGGAGGTATTGCTTTTGAAGCAGGTATTAACGAAGGTGTTAAACTTACTAAATTTGGAATTGAGCAAGTCAATACACCTAACTTTGAAGGTACTGTATTCGATGTTGTTTACACTAAAGGTGATTCCAACTTACGTAGCAGATTCTTTGCACCAGATAGTGCTAAACCATTTGCTAACGAAACTCAGGATCAAGCAGAAGCAAGAGTAGCTGCAGACATTAACAATGCTTTGATTAGTATTGTAGCAGCTTTTCACCCAAGTCCTTATCAACAGGCGTTTAATGACATTGTAAACAAAGCTAAAGCCAAGTTTGCAACTCAGGAAGCAAGCTTTACTGATGTAGTTGGTTTCTTTGAAGCATTAATAAAGCAAATTAATCCTAACTATAATCAAGTAGAAGGTAAGTTACTATGCTACTATGATAATAGAGGTTATTTGACGCCACCTAAAGCGTTGTGGGAGAATAAAGGTAATGTATTCTTTACTATTAAAGATAATATTACTATCGCTCAACGACTAAAGGATAAGATGACAAAAGTAGAAAGTACTCCTACTGTTAGTAATGACTTTGACGCATTCTAAATGAAGAATGGATTATACAATTATCAGGATGTGTTTAAATATCTTGACCAACTTAGTATTTGGTCTGATATTATAGGCAAACCAGTTAGGTTGGGAGAGATGATTTGTAATCCATTAAGGTCAGATAACAATCCTAGTTGTTATTTAAGAGAGTATAATGATGTCATATTAATGACAGATTTTGGTTATCCAGAGTATAATAAGTACACTTGCGTTCATGCCGTAGCACATCTTAACAACATTGGGTTGTTAGATGCTGCTCGGCTAATTTTTTGTAGGAAGTATACTGCTGCTCCACCACAAAGACCAAAGTCTAAAAAAGCAAAACCATCTTTTCACTTTGTTAGTTATGTTAATAAAGATAACAAACCAACATATAGGAAACAAGATGCTGAATATTGGTTAAAGCGTGGTATTAACAGCAATCAACTACGAAAACATAACGTATATGCTGTACACCATTATTATTTAAATGATAAGGTGTTTTATAACAGGAACTTATTATACGCTTATGTCGACATAGCTACAGGTAATACAAAGATGTATCAGCCAAACAGTAACTATAGATTTCCTTACAGTAGTATTAATAAGAATCATATAAATAAAGGTAATACGCATATCAAATCAGATAAATGTATTATTACTAAGTCGTTAAAGGATTTAATGATATTAGAGAACCTGTTTCCTGATATTAACATATTCTCGTTTGAATCAGAGAGTATGATACCAGATGACTTATCTATATTTGATGATTATGAAGTCTATGTTTTGTATGATAATGATACAGCAGGTATAAAAGGTAGTAAAAAAGTCGCTAATAAGTTAAATGGTAAAGAGTTGTTTATTGACCCAAGTGTTTATGTTGGTTGTACTGACGTAGACGAAATAATGGTAAAACAACCACATCTTATAAACAAATTTAAAGACGTATGTTACATGACATTCCAAAGTCATGGCTAGATTACGTTCCACACGAGAATATACAAGTAGATTACAACGATATGGTATTTAGATGTTTAAATCTAAATCCAGAATTAGTTAAGGTAGTTATTGTAGGATTAAGTCCTTACCCTAACTTAAGAGATCGTAGTGGTTTAGCATTTGCTACGCCTGATAAGCGTACATATAATGATTTGCCATTTAGTCTAAAAGTATTAACTTGGAAATTGTATGGAGAATATGGTGTAAGAAGAGACTCTGGTCTCCTTGATTCAAGGTTGTTAGGTTGGGAACGACAAGGTATATTATTGTATAATGTATCTTTGACTTGCCAACCACAACAACCTCTTTCTGACATACAGATGTGGAATAACTTTAGTACAAGCTTACTAAACAATCTAGACGATGACGTGATTATTTGGACATTAGGTAGGCATGCAAGAGAAACAGTTAAAGGAGACTTCCATTCTGTACATCCTGCTGCGCTTGCCTACAATAAAAAGTTAGAATTTAAATCTTATTTTAAACAAATAGCTAGTCTATACGAACAGCGTTTTAACAGACCGTTAGACTGGTTTTTAAATGTAGAATCATGCCAAACTGGTGTTACAACAGTATAGAATTACTAAGTACTACAAAAGAGTTAGATGATAAATTATTAGAACATTCTGAATTAGAAGATAAACCTGGTTTATTTCAACATCTAGTAGTTACTGATAGAGAAAAGTGGTATAAAGATGAACCTATACCACATTTACAAGACAGGCAAGAAAATGGTAAATACTTTGATTGGTATAACCATAACATACATGAGTATGGTACGAAATGGGATGTACACGAATATTATTACAATGACGATATATTGTCGTTTGATACTGCATGGGGACCTTGTGTACAGTTTGTACAAAAGTTAAGTGAGCAATATGGAATAGAAGTACGTATTGAATTTAGTGAGGTGGGTTGGGATTTTGCAGGTTATAAAGTTTATAATAACGGTGAGTTGGTAGACGAAGAACAAAGTAGATATCATGAATATTTTGCTAAGCACGATCCACAAACAGTAATAGGCGAGTTATATAATGATGAAGAGTTTTTAGAAATAGAAGATGAAGACGAAAAACTTAAATACATTGCAGAGCATTATTCTGATATATATGCTGAAGATTTATTAGATTTGTATAAAAAGTATGACGAAAGATCCAATTACAAATAGTATTATTGAGAAGATTGTTAAACGTGCTGCTGCAGGATTTGAAGAGTATGGTACTACGTTAGCTGATAACAAAGGGGATTTAGATTATTGGCTTACTCACCTACAAGAAGAATTATTAGATGCTGCACAGTACATAGAGAAAATAAAATGGCTAATCAAAGAAGGCAAGGACATTCATTTGAAAGGTGGACAGTAAAGTGGTTTGCTGATAAGTTTAATCTTATACCAGCTAACAACAAAAATTTTAAAGTTGCTGAGATAGGTACAACTCGTCAGTTCAGTACTGCTTTAGATGCTTTGAAGATTGATATATGGTTTAAACCTGATTTACCTGATTACATTAAGATAATACAAGTACAGTGTAAAAAGATGGTAAGTAAAGCTGTTAGTTCACTAACAATTAATGTTAAACCGTTAGAAGAAATGCCGACAGGGTTTAATTTTTTATTTACTAAGGTAACTAAAAAGGTTAAGTCAAATGAAAAAGCTGTCAATACCTATGTAACAATGGATTTAGATACTTTTGATAAGCTTATGGATTCTTATATTAGAGATGAAGAAGCAAAGATACTATCTAGGAATAGCTAAACAGATAGCTAAAGGTAGTAGATGTAAGAGACTTAAGGTAGGTTGTATTATCTTAGACCCCCTGCACAGAATTGTTAGTACTGGCTATAATGGAACAGCTATAAATACTGATAATGAATGTGAAGATGGTGCAACCTATCCTTATGTTTTACACGCTGAATTAAACGCTATATTATTCAGCAAGCAAGACCTTACAGGTTGTACTTTATATTGTACACATTCTCCTTGTGTGCATTGTGCAGCTTGTATTATACAAGCAGGTATTACAGAAGTAATATACGCAGAGCAATACAGGAATAAGGATGGAATTAATTACTTAATCAAAAACGGAATTACATGTCGTATTTGGACGTAGATGCTATTAGTCAAACTTATCTTAAACGTGTGTTATATGGACACAGCGAGAAGAAAGAAAGTAGTGGTATGACTATGGGTAGTATGATAGACATGCTTGTTACACAAGAAGATAAGTTTAGAGATACTTATTTTGTATTGAGTAACGAAGAAATGCCATCAGATACTATAAAAGCTATTATCGATTTAGCATTTACTTATGAAGACAGGTCTTATGAACGTGCTATTGAAGAGCTTAATTACATAGGTAATAGAGCGTGGTCAATGGAGAAGAAAGTAGAGAAGGTAACTTCTCACACAAACTACATTAACCAGAAGATAGCAAGTGTAGGTAAGACTATTATTAGTCATGAGCAGTATACCCAAGCTAATTTATTAGCGCTTAAAGTTATGCAGCAGCTTAATGAACTTAAACTACAAGGTGATAGATATAATCAGTTAGAGCTGTATCAAGACGTTAGGCATAACAACAAAGACTTTTTTTGTAAAGGTATGCTTGATATAGTATTTATAGGTGATACTATTCAACCTATAGATATTAAGTATACAAGCCATAACTTTGAAAAGTCAGCTAAAATGTTTAGATATGACATACAAGCTGCGTTTTATACAAAGTTATTACAGTTAGAGTATCCTAATATACCAATCGAACCTTTTATGTTTATCGTAGTAGGCGAAACACAAGCAGATACTTACGTATTATCAGAAGAAGATTTGTATATAGGCGAGTGGGGTGCAAAAGCTATCTATAATACTGTATATACTCCACACAACGAATGGAAAGCAGAGTATGATATTTATGGTTATAGAGATGCGTTTGATAAGCTTATGAATCCAGAAGAAGAAGGTGTTAAACTATTAAAGTTATGGACTTGAATTACTACATCAGAACAATGAAGAAGCTTGATATAGCTATAGATATAGCTAAACAAGCAGAAAAGAAAGTCGTGCATCAGACTTTAACTAAGCTTTATGAAGCTCTTAAACAAGAATATATTAATGGTACAACTGAATTAATTAGTATTGTTGATATACCTGTTGTATATGAGCCAGATGATACAGATGCAATTATGTCTAATTATTTTAATAATCAAAAACTAATCAATGGAATACTTGGAAATCACTAAAGAGCAGTTAGCTAATAGTCACAGTTTAAAGAGAGGTCAAGCAGTATTTCAACCTGCTAGAGAGATCTTAAAACCGTTTATTCAAGCTGTAAAGCCATTTACTAAAGAGTATGTTATCAGAGCTAAGACGCCTAAAGGTCAAGCTATAGACTTTGAGAAGGATGCTTATGGTATAGAGAATGTAAAGGAGTCGTATGACACTTATGAGAGAGTAGCATTTGAAGCTGTACTTGATGATTCTTTACAGCTAACACAAGAAGACCAGTATGATAAGGTTATTGGCTTTATCTATGCGCTTGATGTTCAGAATCCTGTAGCTAAAGTTTATAGTGGTTATAAAAGACGTGCATGTTTAAATATGTGTATATTTGGAGCATCGCACATAACTAAAAGACACTTTAACGATAGTGATTTTGATGCGTTATATTCGTGTGTTCCTACATATCTAGAGAATATTGCAACTGAGAAAGAGCAGTATGTTAATATTCTACAAGATATGACAGAGACTACGTATAGAGAAGATGATTTGAACTTGTTGTTAGGTACATTAAGTAGAAGAATTGTAGCTAAAGAAAATAGCGGATTAGTTAATAACTTTATTAATATGTTAAGGTTATTACAAGTACCAGGCGACCATAAAGGTATTGAGAATATCTACTATAATCCAAGTAAGGCTTATACTAAGTATGATATTTATCAAGCTTTAACTGCTAGTGTATCTCGTAAGACAGACGCACTACAAGCACCAGATATTATTTTAAAAGCACATAAACTATTCGCATGATAGAATTTAAGTTAGGTCAGTTTTACCACAATAAAAGTGCTAAATATCTTATACCTATCTTAAATAGCTATAGTAATACGTTCAAAATAATATACAAGAAAGTCAGACCCAGTTTAATTTGCAGCGCAATAGGAGATGTTTGTTATGAATATGCCAAAGGCAAAGATAGTTACGGATTTCTATATTTTGTCTATGACATAAACGGTAGCTATGTAGATAATAAATATGTAGATGCTGTTAAAAGCAGACAGAACCTATTGCGTTATTTAGACTATGTAAGGACGATGCACTTTTATATTGACGATTATGCTTACGAGGTAGGTCGCTATCATTGTGTGGTATTAAAGATACCAGATGCTTTTCTAAGTAGTTATGATATGTTTTTAGAGTCTAAATATAGCTTGATGTATACAGATGCACAACTAAAACAGTTGTTTATTAAAAACAAAAGTAAAACAGAGATTAGTCACGTTTATGGTGTATTGACTAAACATCCAGACTATAGAAAGACGTTTGAATCAAAACTAAATGAGTATTTTGGCACTACTATTGAAGTAGATGACGATAGGGAGTTAGACTTGCCTTTAGATTTAAACAAAGAAATATTAAACAAATGGATGAAAAAACATTTTTAGAACAAGTAGAGGTCTGGCTAAAGGAATATCCAGATTTATCAGACCAAATTGAAGAGTATGTTACATTAGCTTATGACGAGATAGAAAGTGGACAATCTTCATTTCATGAGTTTGAACTTGCTTATACAGATATTAAAGATTTAATAAATGATAGTAGTATCCACATTAAGTGAGTTTGTAGATGAATTTAAGGTTACAGACTATATGTTGCGTAAGTTTATGAACCAAAACTTTACAGATTACGATGAATATAGACTAGGTATAAACGGTGCAGCAATAATAGAAGGTATAGAAGACGATGCTATCTTAATATCTAAGTTCTTAAACTGGAAATACCCTAATACGTATATAGTATTAAAAGGTAGTAAGTTTTACATAGGTAAGAAGATAGACTTTATATCTATGGTATGTAACCAAACAATAATTACACTCTAGGTTGTCTTTTACGCTTTGCTGTCATATAGGCAGCCATCATTAATTCGCCTAACAGTCCTGTCCATAATGATGTCCTTACAAACCATAAGGCGTTGTTATATTGCAGTTCTGTTAGTGCGATAGATGATGCCATCTGTTTAGAATGGGTAGATACCCATACTGTAAGCATAACACTTATAAAGACAAAGAAGCCTCCACGTATTCTATCAGATGCCATAAACATCTTTACACCACCCAGTCCTGACGCAAATCTTAGACCTGCAAACATAGTACCAGGTATCCAAGATAATTTACCTATTACTTCTGTATAGTGTATAGTTTCTAAATAGCCATTAAATACACCTATTGTAAGAATACATATTACTAAAAACGCAGGAGTTATAGCAGATAGAAACAATATTAATTGCTTAGTAAAAATTTCAACTTTCTTAACCATGGATAGTAAATTTTTAAAGATATTGTATGATTACTATTATTTTCAATGTTACAATTTGTTGTCTGATACTAAATTTTCTACTGAGAAAAGACGTAAAAGAGAAGCTCAAAGATACGCAATATATATTTTATATACATATATAGGTATATACTCGTCTTGTATAGCTAATTTGCTTGACTTGACTATAGCGACTGTATTAAACTATAACTACCATACAAGAGATTTAGCAGACCAACAAATAGTAGAAAAGTTACACAATATTTATAAATTATCACTAAAACATTTATTATATGAGCCAGTTTGAAACATATTATCAACAAGAATTTAATGATGTCATATTTGAAAAGACAGACGAATGGTTAGAGTTAGCTAAAGAATTACAACTGGATAACCAAAGTAATTTTTTAGAAGGGTCTAAAAGTCCTTGTCCTTATCCATTTATGAATACTGCAATGACTAATGTGTTTGATACATTATGTCCTGTAAGATTAGAATTATCTAAATATAATCACACACCTATACCTTTAGAAGGGTTAAAGCAGATTAAGTTTTGTAAGAATGAAAACTACTTTAACAGGATTGAGATATGGTATGACGATAAAACGCCAGATCCTATTTGTGTTGGTTATCGTATTAAATATAAGCTGTATTATTACGAAAACAATGAAAGTAAGTCTACAGATTATATCTATAGTTCAGAAAAAGAAGCTTTACAATCATTACCAGAAGGATGTAAGACTAATTTTGTAGCTAATGAAGAAAAGAAGTATCTTATATTTAGATGGGGTGATGAACTTAGAAGTTTTAAAGAGCTAAAGCAGATTGCTAAAGAAAGACTAATAGAAGAGTTTAACTCCGAGTGGAGTAGACAACTTAAAACTCTCAAGTCTAAATTAGAAAATACTGACGAGCTTATTACACAATTCTTATCTGGTAAGAAAGCAAGGTGGGAGTTAAATCAACATTAATAGTTTCATACATACGCACTATGCCTACCCTGCCAAACTGTTATTTTGTAGCCTTACATCTACAAGATAAGTTTGGTGGGGTTATTTTGTATGATAATGACCACGTTATCATCAAGATAGGAAAGTTATACTATGATAAGAATGGCTTGTATTTAAAAGATACAAGTAGGTTTCTTACTATGGATATGTATGGAGATAATCATATTAAAAGTTTATTATGAAATATTTAGATTACAACGTTGATGTGCAGTTTGATAACTATAATAGAGGTGGTACTGCTATAACACTTGTAGATAAAAACGATAACGAGTTAGTAGCAATAGCTACAGCATGGATACCTGACTTACAACAAGATGAAATAGCTATAAAAGACTACTCAGAGAATACAGGTATGTATCAATGGTTATTAAACAACAACATCGTACAAAAGGCACATAGATTCATTAAC